CCCAAAACCTTTTCTCAAAAAGAATCGACAGCCTTAGTACTTTTTATTAGATTAAAATAATCCAATTTTATCGTACATCGGCTGCCGAAACTTTTTTCGTGTTTTGTTTTTTTACTGGTTATTCGCCATCTATTGTGAAACTTACTACCCTACGAACAAGTCGAGGGAACCCTTCACGATGGCAAATTGCTGGTTAAAATGGAATCTATTTTACAGCCTTAAGTGCTTTTAACAATATACCAATACCTGCAGCAGCAGTGCCAAGCGAAGCAAGAGCATTAACATTACTTGCCTGAGTAGATGCAATACCTGCAGAAGCAGAAGAGCCACCATTATTAACAGCCATAACAGGATTCAAACCTGCCTTTTTTAAATCTTCCATCTTCCATTGTATAGAGTTTTGCAATACTTCTCTTTGAAAGTTTTGTGAATCCTCTTGAAGTTCAGCAGCAGCAGTATTCTGCATTTTAGTATTCGTTTGACCAGTAATATCATCCAAAATTGAAGAACCTGAATTACCTGATGAAATATAACCTAAACCACCATTCATCAATTGTTCTTTTGCAGCATTCGAACCTGCAAAAATACCAGTATTATGAACACCAAACAAAGATGCCAATATATCTCCGGGTTGATAACCATCAGAGAAATTATACTTCCAATTATCACCATAGGCAGACATCAAAATCACCTACCTTCTCTTAATGATGATCAATTAAACCCGGAATACTATAAACAGGCATTACACGACCATATTTTGCCTTAAAATAGAAATCTGCAATAAATTGATGCATTGTTGATGACTGAACTTCTAAAGCACGATCTAAAAATGTTGGTTGTTCTTCTAAAAAGTTTTGATTAAGTGATGGAACAGCAGTATAAGCATCACCTAAAGTCCAGTTATTTAAACTATTAGGAGCAATAGGATTCAAATATCCAGTAGAAATTGATTTTTTAAACCTATATTCAAACCATGCCTCTTGATAGCCAAATACACCTGATGCTTGACCAACACTTCCACTTGCGCCTTGTCTAGCATCGAGTTCAGATTTATACAATGGGAACTCGCCGAGATTAGCCAAAACGGGATAGTAAAAATCGAATCGTTCTTTCTTAAGCCAAAATCTATCTAAACCTTGTGAATATGTATGATCTTGTCTTATACAAACCAAACCAATGACCATACCATGCTCAACAAATGACTTTGTAAACATTGATCCAACATTCGATGTTTTTGACATAGCACCAGTTTCACCAACAACGGAAGAACCTGAGGCACCACTATCAGCAGTAGCAATTACCTGATCAACATTGATTCTAAATCTTTGACCTGCTAAATATTCACTTCTTTGAAGTCTAGCATCTGGTGATGTAACACCAAAATGAGCCTTAAGGAGTTCAATATATCTAGTACCTCCTCTTGCATCCTTTTCAAGCAATTTTTGAACTTGGAACGCAGTACGAAGTGCATTGATTGTTGCAGCAGTAGCCTGAGATAAATCAGCATACATCTGAGATGTTACACCACTTGCTTTTGTAGGAATATATAAATTACCTCCGGGAGCCAATGTAACAGTTCCATCATTTAAAGCAACTACTGAACTATTTGGGTATGGGTTACTATTACCTACTGAAAATAAGTAATATGGAGTATTACCATTGCCAATTGTCATCGTTAATCTATCACCAGTACCATAAACAGGAGCAGATGTACCTAATGGCATAGTAACTGATGCACCTTTTTGTGGTGCAGGCAAAGCACTAGAGAACATATCATGAAATCTAGAAACTTTATAACATAAATCAGAATACTTGATAGCAGTATTCGCAGTATCTCCAATAGTATATAACACAGGAGCAATCGAGTTCTCATCCCTAAACCAATCGTTATAGATTTTAGAGTACGCACGAAGTGGTAATTCAGAAACCTCGACCTTATTCGGTATCGCTGCAAATCCAGTCGCAGCAGTTCCAATTGGTAAGCCAAAATGATCTCCAACCGAACCTACACTTACAGGATCACCATTATTCCCAATATCATGAACAGGAATATTATAAGTAGTAGATTGAGTCCATGCAGTAGTATCATTCTCACCACAAAATTGCTGCCAGTGGTTCCATACTAAACGATTTGGAACGAAGAAAAAATAGACATCAGCATATAAATTATCGAAGATAGGAGCCGAAAATGGAGAACTAGTACGAATAACCTCAGCCAAATCCATCGTAATAGTATCACCCGGTAAAACTTCATCCAAATAAATAGGTACTAACTCACCTAAATTGAAAGATGTTTTATGTTGTGAATTACGAGAAAAAACTGACCTCTTCATATCAAGTGAAGTAGGATTTAAAGTAAAAATATTTTTATCTCTTGGTTGCATTATTCTTCACCCTCTTTCTTAGTTTCTTTAACAGGTTCAGGATCTTTCTTTTCCTCAACCTTTCCTTTAATAAGTGCAGATATTTCCTCAGCACTCATATTTTGTAATTCTTCGGCAGTCAAGGAAGTACCTAATACTTCATTAAGTTTTGAAAGTGCAGCAAGCGCTTCATCAGATAATTTAGCAGGATTCAACTCATCAGTAGGTAAATTAGACAAATCTAAATAAACACCTTGTTTTGCATTAAGTAATGATGCATCACCAGTAAGTGAATATTTTTTCAAAATATTATAAACACCTGCCTCTGATTCAAATGAATCAATATAAGCCTGACGATCTTCCTTTTCGCCATCTACAATCTCAAAATCTCTAATTTTATCATTCCAAGCAAAATCCTTATGTTGAATAACCATTGTACCAACATCAAGACCTTGAGTAGGATGCATAAACTTTGAGTAAGGAGTAATAATTACCTCACCAGTCTTTTTATCAAGCACTAGCATTATCAAGCACCTCAACTTTTTCAAGTTTTTCAACCTTAGCAGCAAGATGCTTAAAATCACCTAATGAAACTAAAAACTCAGGTTTTTTCGGTAAAATTGCACCTAACTTATCATCATACTCGCCAATAAGATAAAGATCATACTCAAAATATTGAACAGGCATTGTTGGCGCTGCACACATTCTACGAATTATCTCTATAATATCTTCATTTTTACGATCACCATCAAGAAAGAATGGTTGTGTATAAACATTCAATTTTGTATCTCTATACGCAAGAACTTTCATGATCATAATCTAATACCTCCACGAGGTACTGCTTTCATAGGAATATTCTTAACATTCGTACGAATAGCAGTCTTACGGAATAGTCGTTTCCCACGACCTCTTGATTCAACTTTTCTCATATTATTTTCCTTTCTTTTGAGGAGTAGTGAGGATGGATTCAATTGCATCATCTAAATCTTTAACAATTTTTGATGACTTAGAAAGACAAACACCAGTTAGTTTCTCATAGAGAACTATAGCAGCATCAAGTACTTTCTCTTTCTTAATAGCACCATTTCCTGCACCAATTCGTGATTCAACTTTATCAATCAACTTTGGTAAAACTGAAACCACTTCATAAAAAGGCGAAACTGACTTTCTTCGTTTAAAAACGAAAAGAACCAAGACTTCAACAATAGCAGATAAGCCAATAACGACATATTGCCAGTTATCTCTTAAGAATTCTAAAACTATCATAAGTTCCTCCTTAAACTTTTGATTCTAGAAATCAATAAATCCTCAGTAAGCATATTTAACTGCTCTGCAAACTCCACATGTCTATAATAACGATTGAGTAAGTTATACATCGATGCTCTTCTAACTCTTTCATCCTTCACTGAAAGCATATCGAACTCCTGTTTCTCTGCTAACTTATCAAAGTAACGCGGCACTTTAGCCTTATGCGATTTACCAAAAGCACCATAAACATGATCACTAAGATAGATGCGATCTTTGTTTTCCATGAACCAGTTATAGCCAATTCCCGGCATACGACTCATAAGTAAAAACTCATCCGTTTTGCCTTGATTGACTTTTTTCATTGAATATCGTGCAACATAGCCACAAGACTGGAGTGAAACATCACCTACACTGGTCATTCCTTTTGACCACAACTTATCAAGTTCTTCAGAAGAATAGATTGCCGAAGATTCATCCATTCTCAAAAACTTTCTATCAGGAAAGTCATAACCAAAAATAATTGCATGATAATGAGGGCGACCATTTAAGGTACCATATTCGCCACAACCAAAAAATCTAATTTTAATTTGTGGATGAGCAACACGAAGTTTTCTTATAAAGTCCGATAGATGTTTCTTTTTTAATCTAGATGGACAATGCTCATCCGAGTATGTAAGAGTAATAAATGAATTACGAACATGATCCAAAGATTCAAGAACACAACGAACTGCCCATTCCTTTGCATGATCTAAACGACAACCAATACACTTACCACAAGGAACAGCAACCAAGCGATCACCATACCTTGCAATAAGTTCATCCGTTGATAATAAAAGATTAGAACGAACCTGACTTGCAAAAATCAAATCTTGTTTTCCGTTCTCTTTTATACCCATTTTAATCATGTATAAAGGATGC